TTAGTACCTTTTGCTATTACCCTGTCACCACGTGAGGTGGTAAATTCCTTTTCTGTCCACTTTTGCCCTACAAGGTCTCCAAAGTAGTAATTGAGTGCAGGATTATATTCTATATGGTTCTGAAGGTATCTTATATGGTCAATTGCCTGTGATTGCTCTTCAGCTACCCAGGCTATGAATTCTTTCTTTTCGCTTGGATTAAAGTATAATTTATGGAGGAGTGCTGTTTTTGCTAGTGTTGACTTTGCATGACCCCTTGGAAGTATAATGCAAACCCTTCTTTTTGTCGTATCAAGCAAAAGATTGCTTAATCTATACTGGTAAGGTGCAGGAATGCTCTTCATGAAGTCATCAGGAAGGAACATCTGACCAAATGTAATTATATCACGCTTTGCTAATTCAAGTGCTTTTTCCTTTTCTTTAAGCCCTGACGAATTTATGTTAATAAGCCACGTTCTCCCAATCGTTATCTGGAATCTTTTCGTAGACACCGTCGTTCTGTAGTATGACTGGACCAGCAGTATACATCCATGCTTCTACTATTTCACCGTCAGGCATCTTCACATTTACCGTATCTCTCTTATATAATCCGCCTTTTACGTTCTCATACTCGTCATAACCACCAATTTCGTAGTCTTCTATCTCTTTTACCTCTACAACTATCTTATCCTTCTCATCTCTGATAGCTGCAGGGAATGCTTTAGTCATAGCAGGGTAAACAAGTGTATAACCGTGAACTTCACCCTTCTTAGTCTTAAAATCTCTTAACGTGCCGTATACTGCAATATTCTTCTTCATTACGCTAAACCTGCATTTTTAGTAATTCCAATGTGTTTTAACTCAAGTGAGTGGTCATATATACTTAAACAGTTTGTACACTGTACATGAAGATTGCTCATTTTTATTGTTATCTCTGTTACTGGGATTGAATTGTCATATAACGGATACCCGCAAACATCACAATCCCTATCCTTCAATCTCTCTGCTAGCTTTCGCAAGTTTTTTAACCTCTTTACCTTCAATAGCACTTAATTGCTCCTTTGTAAATCCCTGGAATACTGTCACAGATTCAGATCTTTTTTCAGTATCTTTCATTCCTGCAACAGTTACTAGTTCTTTTAAAAGATTAACCTTGTCGCCGTCACGTGCGTGTGGGTTTTCAATTATGTCTTTCATCTTTTCCAGTATGTAAAGCGGAGTTATTTCCGCTTCGTTCAATACTTTATCTATTTCTTCTCTTATCAAACTTCTTACCCTCTCTGTACTTAAAAGTAATTTTGACTGTCTGTCTGCATATTCATCGTTATTTGTCGGATATGCTCTCTTAAATGCATCAACTATGTTTTCTCCAGTTGCAACATACTTGGCAAAAAGGAATTCACGGCGAGTTGGGTTTTTTCTATCTTTAATCTGTTCATACGCATAATTTCCGCCTGGGCTGAATGTATATATGTTCTTCCTCATTTCTCCTTTCATTTCTACCTCTGGTCTGCATATGAATGTTCCTATAATCGTTCTTATGTATTCTACCGACTTATACTTCTGTTTTGCCTGTTTTCGCCTGAGGACCTGACAAATCTGACCATCATCCGACAAAACCCAGTCACCTTCCTGCCCTGTCCGCCAATCTGGCACAATTTCAGTTTTTGGGTTATATTCACGGAATTCAGGTTCATTGTCGTAAAGAACGTATTCAGTCTTTTTTATTCTTCTTTTCTTCATCAGAACCTAACTCATAGTCAATAAGTGCCTGCCTGTACCCTAAAAGCTGATTATATTCTTCAGTCAGTCTTTGCAGTTTCTCTTCTATCTCTTTCAGCTTTAATTTCTGCATCTTTCTTTTCGCGCTTCTTATTTAAGAATTTTGATATCTTATGTGTATCTCTTCTCATTTCTATGTAACTTTCAAGGATAGTCTCTATTATTGACATCCTTTGAAGCATTTGACCAAGAATTGTATCAATTGAGCCAATTCTCTCTTCAACCCATCTTTTTGGCTTGGTTCTCTTTTTCATTAAATAGGTACTACATTTGTATTGCTGTAATCTTCTATTTTCTTATGAAGTCTTTCAAGTATCCTTACATCTGCAATATTGTGGTCAAGTACGTATTTTAAGGATTTTGGGTCTCCATACATCGCTCCACGCCATATTTTCGGGTCAAGGTTTGTTTTTCCTCCAATTCCAAGAAACTGAGTTGCTGCCTTTAAACTACTTCTGTGTAACTGCATTTTCGAACGAACGAGATAATACAGGTCTTTATGGGAAACTTCACGAAAAACAGGGAATCTTAGATTGTATTCCATTGCTCGTGTCCTTATGAAAGGAATATCAAACCCAGTTCCGTAATAAGTGAAAATCAAATCATACTGATTAAGAGCGTCTATAAGGGTCTGAACAATCCTTTGGTCGTAGACACCATCGAATAATTCCTGTTTTGTTACCATATCGTGCCTTACTTCACGCTTATCCCTTGTTTTTATCGCCCAAGACAGCATAATGCCTATATTTGCCTTTAAATTGGTTGATTCAATGTCAAGGTAGCCTAAACGTACTTCGTGACCAGTTACGTACCTTTCTGGCTTCTTTAACCTAAGATTTTCAATTTTACGTGTTACTGCCTTGAAAGTACGGTTATAGCCCATTCTTTTGAGCTCTGCGTAGATTGTGTACCTTGATTTCGCAGTAGTTTTGTATTTTGAGAGATGAAGTATCTCCTCTTCAGACCACCTTGACATAATCATATTATTTTTTCCTATCTTTTATTTCAGACCAGATTGATTTAACAATATACATGATAACCGCTTCTATTAACAAAAAGAAGTTCTTAATCATACTCAAGAGGTCTTTAAGCATTTTCCACGTCTCCACAGGTAATCACCAACACCAAGTTGATGAAATCCATTAGAAAGGCTATCAATAAGGGTTTCATCGTGGTCATTCCCAGTATTTGAAAGAATTACGTGTATTACCTCATGAAGGAAGGTTTCCATCGTTCTTGAGTGGGTCATCTCATTATCAAGGTAAATCTCGCATTTCTTTACGTCATGCTTACCAAGTAAGAATCCTTTGCCACTTTCTCCCTTTTCGTTATTCATTCCCTTTATTTTATAGGCATGCCCACCTATTTCTAGTGATTTGTCTCTCATTAGTCCTCCTCTGTTATGTTGTCCCAGCAGGGAACAGTCTCCCTGACTGTTGTAATTGCGTGCGAAGTCAGCCTACTTTTGGCATCTTCCACCATTTTAGCAACTGTTTCTATATTTCTCTTAAATTCTCTTTTTTCTTCTTTTGTATACTTTCTTTTCATCTTTTATCCCAGGCAATATTATATCCTCAAAATACTCGCATCCTTCTTCACTGTCAACAATACAGTCTTTTCCAACGAAATCTTCATCTACATACATATGTAGATTGTTATCTTCTCCTCTATATAGCATAACTCCTAAACATTTGGAACAATTCCAATTAGCACAATGCTTTAAGGCCAATTGTCTTTTATTCTTTAAATTCACACCATCAAATTTAATACAATTGTTTCCACAAAACAAGAACTTTTTTAGCTTTTTTATTTTTTTTTAACTTTTTAATTAAAATACTTGTTATGTACCTGTTAAATGTATTAAATTACAGGGTCGCCAAAGGCGCTAATAAAACAATTATATAATTATTATATATATATTATATTATATTATATTTCTTTTTCTTTGCTTCTTTCTTTTTCTTTAAAAAAAACGCGTTTTAACGGCTAAAAAGCATATAATGGGTACATTTGCATACCCTTAAGCTGAAAACCCCGTAAAACAGCAAAATACAGCCAAAAAAGGCTATTCCTATAATTTTTTAAGGTACGCTTTTAACTACCCCTTGCAAGTCTTTTCTTTTTATTTATAGAATCACCTGCCAAAATGACAGAATAGTAGCAAAAACACCTGAAAGTAACATACCTCTTCAAAAAAATTGGGCTACAATGTGTGTAACCCTTTTCTCCGCCGATGGCTTCCCCGTTCGGCTTGGGTTGAAAATCTCGATTTGGTTGAAATTCTCGTTTTTGATTGATTTCTCGTTTCGATTCAAGTTTTCACCTGGGCAACCCTGCACCCAGGTAGGCGTGACCAGATTAACCAGTTCCGAGGGTACGTCCATACAGTTTTTGGAAAAAACAAAAACAAATACCCGAGTAATTATTATCTTGCATATGAATTTCCTCCGCCGTATATTGATTTATGGTTGCCAAAGTGACACCCAAGTCTGCCAGAATGACAGACGAGCCTCGTGGCTTAATCCACGAGAACTTAAAAGAAAGTGAGTAAATAGTGGAAAAAGGAAAAGCAACATCAAAGGATACTCGGATCGCCCTCGATTCGATAACGTACAATGCTATGAGGGACAATAGTGAAAATGTTGAACTGTTCGAGTCAATGTTTCGGGTAAAAGGCGTTCGTAACGTGCAACATATGAACGAGAAACAAACCAAGGCGTACAATCAATGCAGGGAAATCTGCTCGGGGATAGGTGACATTGTCGCTGATGACGGTACAAAGTACGTGGTTGGAATATACTGTAAAAAACAGTAAGACTCTGACACGTTGACTGAGGTAACATCGGAGGCTCTGACATTTTGTCGGAGTTTCCGTTGTAACCTCTTCACTAACTGAAACGAGAACAATAGAATAAAAGAGGTACAGAATTGCACGAGAAAACAGCGATTGACTCCTATATCGAGAAGAACTTTATCGAACCAGAGGCAATAGAGTTCTCCTTTGAGAAGATAGAGGGGACAAAGTACAGAGTGAAAGATTATCTCCAG